GATCCCGACATGCTTCGCGATGGCGCGGGGCTTCATGCGGAAGAGCACCAGCGCGCCGGGCCCGGCCTGGGAAGTCGGCACCTCGATCATCATCCGGCGCGCGCCCTCGGCCAGCACCTCGCGCGGGCCGGTCTCGCCCCAGTCGCGGCTGTAGGGCGGGATCGGGAACGGCTCGGGGCCGACGACCTCGCGCCAGACGCCCCGGGCCAGCCCGAGGCAGTCGCAGCCGACGCCGCGCAGGCTCGCCTGGTCGTGGTACGGCGTGCCGAGCCAGGCGCGCGCCACCGCGATCACCCGTTCCGGATCGGCGGCTCTCAAAGAACGCCCCCTTCGTGGCCGCCGTCCTTGGTCGCATAGCGCAGCACGGCGTCCTGGCCGGGGATGTGCGGGAAACCGCGGAAGTTGGCGGTGTTGGCGAACTTCGCGCCGCAGGTCTCGATGCGCTTGTCGCAGCCGGCGCGGATGGTGAAGCCATCACCCTCGCCGATCGCGCGCACCGGCGCCTCGAGCAGCGTCAGGATGGCGACACCCAGCACTTCCGCCTTCCGCCCTGCGTTCGCACCGCTCGTCCATTCTACGGTGCCGAAGGTGAACCAGCCGGAGGCGAAGCCGCCGAGACCCGAGGCGGTGAAGGCCCGATCCCGCAGCAGGTCGATCACGGCGCCCGCGCCCTTGAAGGCGGGATCCTCGATATCGACGCGACAGCGCGTATCGCCAAGTGCGGCGTCGCAGGTCGCCTGGAAGGTCCGCCCGACCGTCTGTCCGAGCACATGCGCAAGCGAGCGCACCTCGGCAACGAAGGCCAAGCGCCCGCGCCGGATCTGGCCAATGGCGCCGCGCCGCATCAGCACGCGCTGGCTCGGATCGGCCCAGTTCACCCGCCAGACCTCGACCTCCGCATTGTCCCAGCGGCCATCGAGGATGTCGGTCTCGGTGATGCGGTCCGAGGTCAGCACGCCTTCGGCGTCCTGCGCATCGACCGACAGGTCCGAGCCCGAGCGAACCTCGGACGCCGTCAGCCCGCTTTCCGGCTCGAAATCCGTGCCGTCGAAGCTGAGCGTCCGGTCGTGATCGGTGAAACCGAAGGTGACGCTGTCGGCCCGCGTGATCCGCCAGCACCAGGCGAGCGTGGTCGTGCCCTCGTCGAGATGGGCCTGCAGGGCGGGCGAGAGGGATTTCATCGGCAGGTTCCCGTCATGCGGTCGTCGAGATCGGCGATCCAGTCCGCCCAGTCCGGCGAAACCTCCGCGACGGTCTCGGCAGCCGGCCGGGCGAGCCTCGCCTCGGCATAGGAGGCGCAGCCCGCGTCACCAGTTCCCATCGTTGCGGCGCAGCCGGTCAGCAGGATTGCCAGCACCGCGGCCATCGCGAACCGCATCGCGCCCGCGCTCGACGCGCTCATTCTTGTCTTCCATGGCATCGCGTTCCGCCTCCCGTTTGCCTTCGCGTTTCCCTTCGACGCGGCCCAAGACCCGGCCGAGGACGACGCCCCCGACCGCGCCCAGAGCCGCGACGAGCCAGAACAGGAGATCAGCCATCGTCCCGCTCCCCGCGTGCGGCAGCCACGCAGAGGGCGGCGACGAAGACGCCGAGGCAGCCGCCCACGACCACACCTGCGAAGAACTCAAGCATCGCCGCGGAACCCGCGCTCGATCCGGTCGCGCAGACCGATCAGGCCGAGACCGAGGAACATCAGCCCCGCGGGCGAGGCATCGCCGCTGCCGGCAAGCAGAGCGAAGAGGCGGGACAGTTCCCCAAGCGGGCCGGTCGCGGGCAGCACGAGGGAGGCGATGCCGGTGAGCATGGCGAGCAGTCCCGCCCACCAGGTGAGCGAGGTCGGACGGATGTAACGCATGGGTCAGGCCCTCCGGATCAGGGTGGAGAAGAAGGCGGCCAGCCGGGCGACCCAGCCGGTGGGCGCGACGGGTTCAGGATCGAGGATCGGTGGCCTCGGCAGCAGCGCCAGAGCCTCATCCTCGGTGAGACGTCGGATCGGTCGGGAGAAATCGACGCGGCCCACGCGATCCACGGACCAGACCGGGATCGTGCCGCCTGGATAGCGGCCATGGCGGAACAGGTCTCGCTCCGCCTCCCGGCGCGGAATGATCGATGCCGGTCGCCGCCAGTTCAGAAACGCGTCGGCGGCTGCAACGCGATTTCCGGCATTGAGGTGGCGGGTCAGTGCGGCCTTGGCGATGCCGCCAGTATTGTAGTGGAAGCTGACCAGCGCATCGAACTCGTGCGGCGCAAGTGGCACCTTCACGGCGCGCAGGACGGCGGCCTCGTAGCGCGTGACGTCGGTCCGGAAGACCCGAAACGCCTCGCGGATCCCGGCGTCTAGATCAGCGGGCATGCCTCGGGGCATGGTGGTTGGATCGGGCGGCCCGGCCGCGGCCGTGTGGCCGATGCCAAAGGTCCAGACCTGTTTCACATCGAGATAGGGTCCGGGCACGAGTCCTTCGTGCCGGACAAGGGCCAGCAGGCCCCGCTCGGTCATCTGCATGGGATTTACTCCAGAAACGAGAGGATCAGGATCAGCGCCGCGACGGCGAGGCCGACGCGCAGCCGATGCACGAACCGACGGTCGGGGTCGTCGCACTCGCTCCGCAGGGCGCGGGCAAGGCGGAGAAGCTCAGTCATCCTTGCGCCCCTTGGCTGCGCGCAGCCGGGCGAGGACGACCTCGATGAAGGCCGGACCGAACACGCCGACGAGGTAAGCGGCGGACCCCGCCGCCCCGCCCGCCGGGATCGCGTCAGGCCGCAGACCCAGCCAGGCCGCGATGACCGCCATCGACAGGCTGCCCATCCCGGCCGCGATCAGCCCGCCGAGCAGGATGTGACGGAGCGCATCGCGCAGGCGCATCTTCGTGGTCAGCGCGTTCGTGGCGCCGCCGAGTGCGCCCCAGGCGGCGAGGATCACGGCGGTCGATGCCGCGAGCTCGCGCAGGACGGCGGCCACGAAGTTGCCGGGGTCGTTCATCGCCGGATCTCCAGTAGCGGGATGGAGGTGATCGAGCCGAGCCGCTCGAGGTCGAGCGTCACATCGAGCGCGTCGGTGTCGAAGCGGACCGGCACGTCGAAGGCGAAGCCGGCGGTGACCGCGACGCCCGCGGCCGGCGCGGTGTTGAAGGTGACGACGCCGGTGGTCATATCGACCGTCCAGCCCGACATCTGCTCGACCCCGCCGAGCGCGACGCGCACGCTGCCTGCAACGGGCTTGGCGATGGCACGGGTCCAGGATTGCGCGCCGGAGCTGTAGCGTTTCAGCAGCGCGAATTCGGTAAGGCTGCCATTTCCCGTGCCTATCTCCTGGTCGTTGGGCGAGATCGCCGCGGACGGCAGGCCCGACTTGTAATCGCCCCAGTCCTTGAACCGAAAGCCGTGCAGCCGACCGTTGCGCGCCTCGAAGAAGGCGACCACCGCGGCCAGGTCGTCGGCGCGGCGGATGCCGTAGGCGACGTCGTAGCGGCGGCGCGAGTTGGCCCAGCTGGCGTTCCTCTCCTCGTCGCCCGAGGCGAGCTCGACGATCTGCGTGCGCCTCTCCGGCCCGCCCCGCGCGCCGCGGCTGATGTCATCTGGAAACCGGACCTCGTGGAACGCCATGGCTCAGAGCCCCCTGCGCCCGAGCGACACCGCGCGCGAAATGTCTGCGGCGACTTGCGTGCGGGACTGCCGGAAGCTCTCGGCGTCGCGGGTCTGGATCGAGATGTTGACGATCGGGGCGGGCTCGCGGTCGCGGCGCGGGGCGTCATACTCGCGCGCCTCCCGGCGCGAGAGCACCCGCTCGCCCCGTTGCAGGATCGCCGGCACCTCGTCATGCTGAAGCCCCAGCGTGCCGCCGGAATGCATGCGCGGGGCCGCCGCGAAGGCCGCAGCCGGGACCATGCGCCCGGATCCTGGTGCGCCGACCACGCCGCCGGCATGCAGGACGTTGGCAAACAGGCCGCCGGCGCCCCCGAGCGCCCCGCCGAGGGCACCCGCGATCGGCCCCAGGATGAAGCGCCGCGCCGCGAGCTGCGCGAGATCGGCGATGAGCGAGGTGACGAGGTCGCGGACCTTCAGCTTGCCGGTCTTCACGAACTCGCCGACGGCATTCTCCGCCGACCGGAACGCGCCGACGAGGCTCTGTCCGATATCGCCGCCGATCTCGCGGGCTTTCGTGGCATAGGCCGACAGCGCCGCCGTGACCGCCTGCCAGCCGGTGACAGCCCGCTCGGTACTCGGCGCGGCGGCGGAAGCTGCCGCGCCAGCCGCGGCGCCGGCCTCGGTGGCCGCCTGTCCGGCCGCGCCGAGCACCTCCTCGAACCGGTCGGCCGAGTCCGTGGCCGCCTCGAGCGCCGCCGCGCCGTCCGAGCCCGCGCCCGCCACGGCGTCCTTCAGCGCCTGCCAGGCGGTCATCGGGCGCGCGGCGGCCTGAGACAGCATGCCGGCCGCCTCGGCGTAGCCCGCGGCGCGGCCGCGCGCATCCGCGGCCATCCCGCCGAAGAGATCCGGGGCCTCCACATAGGTGCGGCCCATGGCGGCGCGGAAGGCCTCTCCCGCGGCATCGCCGACCGCCGAGGCCGCGCCGGCGAAGGGGTTCTCGACCCCGCCCAGCTCGACCGGGTCCAGCCGGCCGATGGAGAGGCCACCCTCGCCGGTCGCCCAGTCGGGCAGATTGGAGAGCGCCGCGTTCAGCCTCGTGATGAACCGGTTGATCCGGTCCACCACGCCGTTGATCATC